AATGTGCCTCAAAACATTTATCAGAACTTTCATTTATTAATGAGAACTTTAATGAAAGTCCCTAAACCGACAGGTACTTCACCAGAAACAAAACTACAATCGGTTATTGATAATCAAAATACAACTTTCCAAACAAACTTAGGTTTGTTTATGAACTACGAAATTGCGTTTAAATTTGGTAACCCAAGTGATTTTAATAAGAGATTGTTTTATACATTCTCAACAAGATATATTGAAAACCCAATAAGTTATAACTACTATGAGACGGGTAACTTACCACCACAAATTAGTTTAGCTCAATCAAAGACACAGAATCCTGAAACATGGAAGGCTTTGGAATATTATGTTGGTAAATCAACAATACCTGAATTACAATATAAAGATAGTGGATCATACATTACAGATTTCTTTATTGACCTAAATGTACAGTTCAATGAAAAAAATGTTATTGATTTTGCACCTTTAATTAAGATATATGCTACTCAAAAATTAAATGGGTTTACAGTACCACAAACACCACAAACACAACCACCAGTAAATGTACCACCACCAAACCCTGTACCACCACCATCAAATGTACCTCAACCAAATCCTGTTATAACACAATATGATACATTACAGTATACAACTAGCGGAGGTAATAATTTAACTCTTAAGTTAGTTCAGGTGTCTACTTTAACAAACGGTAATAAAGTATATAGTTATAAATTGGGCCCTTTTGTTGGGACAGTATTAAGAGATACTTCAGGTAATATTATTAGACAAATAGATCCTACAACATCTGTAACTATAGAAGGTGAAAAAAATAGTATTATTACTGCGGAATATGGTTCTGTTTCTACAAATGAAAATGATCCACAATTTGTTAAAACTGTTGAGGATATATTACCTTCGTCTCAAAATGCACAAGTACCGACAAATACGAATACGACTCAACAACAGGCACCTGCAGGATTGGCAACAAATCTTACTTTTGCAAATAATGGTACAAATGTATCTAAGTTCTACGCACTTATGGATACCTATATTGAACATAACAACACATATATTGGAAATGTTATTAATGTTATGTTACCATCGGTAAGAAAAGAATTACCAAATGTTATAATCACAGACGGAACTTCACCATCAAGAGCACCACTCGAGGCTGGATTTACAGAACAAACAAGATTAGAACTTTGGGAAACATTTAAGGCTTTGAATGATACTTGGATTGCGGGATTTGATTTTGAAAGTAAAACTTTATTTGAGGATGTATTGTTAGTGGATAGGGCTAGTAGAAATGTTGGTGATAAAATTTTGGTGGATATCTATCAAATCATTGACCTTATTAATGAGGGTGAAACTGAAAAAAATAGCGGAAATTCAAGATACAAGAATACATTGTTGGATATGGTTACAACCATTTTAACACAAAATAACTTTCAGCATTTTATGTTACCTGCTTATGTTAATTTTTACAATGTGCAAGATGCGGTAAAAAACCCAACACCAAGACCTGATGGGACTTTAGAGGTTGGTAATATGATGTTTGGTACTTATTTAAATGTTGATTACAGACAAAGTTCACCAAAGTTTTTATGTTATTATGTTAGTAAACCTAGTGAACATTTGAATATGAATGACAATATAGATTATCGTTTTAGAGATGATGCGTTTGATCTTAGAAGGGCTAGTGATAATCCATTAACAGAAAATTTAGCAAACAAAAACGATTGGGATAAATCAAATAAAGTTGTTGGTTTTAATGTTGATGTCACAAGGGAAAACCAACAAATATTCAAGTCCTTTTCTGTTTCACAAGATCCTGGAAAACCAACAAGTGAATCTTTAGAAATGTTAAATCAAATGGCAAACATTGATAGAAACAGAAATAGTACAACTCAATCAGTATCACTCTATAACTTATATAAGAATAGAAGTTACTCATGTAATGTTGAAATGATGGGATGTGCATTGATACAACCTATGATGTATTTTAATATTAGAAATGTACCTATGTTCTCAGGACCATATATGATTACTAAAGTTACCCATATCATTGGTGAAGGTGAATTTGATACTCAGTTTGAAGGTACAAGACAACCATTCTACAGTTTACCAACGGTTGATAATTTCTTACAAACACTTAATACCCAACTTTTATCTAAACTACAAAGTAAGATTGTTGAAAACGAAAAGACGGAAAAGGCTAGTTCAGAAAATGTATTATTCCAAGCGGTTAATGTTATGTCAAATCTAAATAGTGAAGAAACTTTGACTAAGAACCAAGATTGTGCCGAGAATTTAAATAGTAGATACAATAGTTTTGTTAATACAGAAACACCTCAACAAACAACACTTTCTACAAATGACTTTATGAGTATGATTCGAGCTCAGATGGTAAGTAGGAATTATGATATGACAGGAGATACCGCACAACAAATTGCGTTAATGGCATTCACCTTTGTGGTTGTTGATTCCGCAGATTCAAACCAAACTAAATTATCTGCATATGAATATAATTTTAGTACGATTAATCTAGAAGAAGTGTATGGTGATAAAATCTTTGATTACATTAATAGAAAATATTTCTGTGTCACTAGAGGTAGTAATAAAAATGTACCTGTAGTTAGTTTTAGAACACCAATAGACTTTGTAAAATTTGTTTTAGATAGAGTTGTTGGGATTAGAACATTCCTACTAAGTGATGTCCAAGAGTTTAGTCAAAAATATTCAGGGGATGCTGAATTGATAGTTGCTGCAAATTTAGGAAAACAATATGTTTTACATTATCCTGTTAATCAAGATTCTAATGTATATGCTCATATTGAAAAAAATGCGGCAGGTGAACTTACTAAATTAAACACTGAATTTAAAAATGCGAAGAAACTTTTTGATAGTTTGTGGATTAAGTGATATTTATAAATAAAAAACTATGAGTACAAAAATGTTATTAGACAATTATCTTGGAAAGAACACTAGAGTTTCTGAAAAAGATATGGGGGACGGAACTAAACAAGTTTGCGACCTTGACACTGGAGATTGTTACACAGTTAGAATGAAAGATGGTCTAATTGAAAGAGTAGATAATACTATGAAAACATTCAGAAAAATACAAGTAGAAACCAATCAAGGTATAAAAACATTATTAAACGGATAATATGAAATTAGACGAAAAAATATTAAATGAGATTGCTAGATATAATTCTATCAATAACTACATCATGGAACAGGACATTCCACCACCGCCAGTAGATCCTGCGGCGGATCCTGCAGCGGCAGGAGCACCACCCGCAGATCCTGCGGCAGCGGCACCTGCACCACCAGCACCACCTGCAGAAGCAACACCTGTAGATATTGAGGCAGATAAAGATGTTGAAGAAATCCCAACAGGAGGTGAAGAAGGAGCAGAAGGTGAAGAAGGTGAAGAAGAAGGTGTTGAAGAAATCGACATCACAGATTTAGTTGACTCTCAAAAAACTATGGCAGACAAACAAGAAGAATACTTTAATAATTTATTTGACCAAATTAAAAAGATGGAAGATAAATTAGCGGAGATGGATTCTTTGGTTTCTAAAATAGATGGAATTGAAAGTAAATTAGAAAAATACAGACCAAAAACTCCACAAGAAAAATTAGCACTTAGAAGTTTAGATTCGGGTCCTTACAAACAAAATTTAGCAGATTTCTTTGATGAGAAAAAAGATGAGATGGAAGCAACTGGTAAAAACGAATATGTTCTAACACAGGACGATGTTGAAAGTTTTAGTCCTTCTGATATTGAAAAATCTTTCACTGAACCAATGCAAGACGAAGACGATATATTATTAAACAGATATAATTCATAAGTTTTAAGGTCGATTTTTTCGACCTTAAACTTTTTTTGGCGACACTATTTGACTATAACTTTTTATACACTTATAATTTACACATAAACCTTTAATTTTTTTTACACATGGCGACAAATGTTTTAGACGCAGTACTATCACAGTACGAAAAATCAACACAGAACAGCAACAATAGCGGTTCTAAAATGTCTTCTGAAGACCGAATGAAGAAATACTTCGCAGCTCTTTTGAAAGACAACGAAAAACAAGGACAGAGACGAGTTCGTATTCTTCCTACAACAGACGGATCTTCACCGTTCAAAGAAGTATGGTTCCACGAGATTCAAGTGGACGGAAAATGGCAAAAATTTTATGATCCTGCTAAAAATGACAATGAGCGTTCACCTTTAAATGAGGTTTACGAAGAGCTTATGTCAACAGGTAAGGAATCAGATAAAGAACTTGCTAAACAATACAAAGCCCGTAAATTTTATATCGTAAAAGTTATTGATCGTGATAACGAACAAGACGGAGTTAAATTTTGGAGATTTAAACACAACTACAAACAAGAAGGAATCCTTGATAAAATCATTCCAATTTGGAAGGCTAAAGGAGATGTAACAGATCCTGATAATGGTCGTGATTTAATCCTTGAATTAACAAAGGCTAAAACAGGTAAAGGGGCAACATATACAGTAATCCAAACCGTTATGTATGACGATCCATCTCCAATCTCGGCTGATGAAACACAAATGTCAGAATGGGTTTCAGATGAAATGACATGGGAAGATGTATATTCTAAAAAACCTGTGGAGTATCTTGAGGCAATCGCTCGTGGAGAGACTCCTCGTTGGGACTCTGAAAAGGGAGGATATGTGTATTCAAATGACGAAACATCTGAAGTTTCTATGGGTGGTACTAAATCGGTATCGATCAATGAAGTGGCGGATCCTCAGTCAAATGACGAAGTGGACGAAGAATTACCATTTTAATTTTATTCTAAAAAAGTATAACGGGAGCAGTTTATTGTTCCCGTTTTTTTGTCTATATTTTATATAGTAAAACAAAAATTATGGCACTTAAAAAAAACGACTTTAGTTCGGTTAAGAAAAAGTTTTCTACATCGGCAAAATATAAACCACAAAGATTTTTTGATCTTGGAGCTGACTTTTTAGATGCGGTAGGTTTACCAGGTCCGGCTATTGGTCATCTTAATATGTTCTTAGGGCATTCAGATACGGGTAAAACAACGGCACTTGTCAAAACTGCGGTTGACGCTCAAAAGAAAGGAATTCTTCCTGTGTTTATAATTACGGAACAAAAATGGTCATTTGAACACGCAAAACTAATGGGTTTTGAATGTGAGGAGGTGGTCGACACAGAAACAGGAGAAGTTGATTGGGACGGGTTTTATATATTCAATAATGACTTTGATTATATTGAACAAATTACTGAATACATAAATGACTTACTTGACGCTCAAGAAAAAGGAGAATTAGATTATTCTTTATGTTTCTTGTGGGATTCAGTAGGGTCAGTACCTTGTAAAATGACTTACGAGGGTAAAGGAGGTAAACAACACAATGCAAGTGTTTTAGCCGACAAAATTGGTATGGGTATTAACCAAAGAATTTCAGGATCTCGTAAGGCAGATTCTAAATTTGAAAATACCTTAATCATTGTTAATCAACCTTGGGTAGAATTACCTGACAATCCATTTGGTCAACCTAAGATCAAGGCAAAAGGTGGTGAAGCAATTTGGTTAAACTCTTCTTTGGTATTCTTATTTGGTAATCAGAAAGGTGCGGGGACAACAAAGATCACGGCAACAAAAGATAAGAGAACTGTGAAGTTTGCGTCAAGAACAAAAGTGTCGGTTATGAAAAACCACATCAATGGTCTTGGTTTTGAAGACGGAAGAATTATTGTAACACCACACGGTTTCTTGCCTGGTAAAGATACAACAGAGGAGAAAGCATCGATAGAGAAGTATAAGAAAGAATATGCGGACTATTGGAAAGACATAATCGGAGT